TTTGCGACTGTGAAGAAATCGTGCCGAACATCTGCATTTGCAGTAGGGTCTGTTGCCGTACCCGAATAAGTTTCACCATTTATAGTATTTGCAGGAACAAAAGGTTCAGCAATAGTTGGTGTGGTGTAAGGTGCTGTGTTTTCATCAATAGAAATCAACTCACCATTTGCACGACCAGCAGTCAGAAAGTATTTTGAAAAATCAGTAAAGTAAGATACAGAGACACCATCTTCATTTGTAATTGATGTGTTTGCGTTGGATGTTGTTGATAATGATATTTGTCCTCCATCTTCACTCAAATCATGAAGAACAATATATCCAAAAGTTGTATTGTTACTATAACTAGAATCTTCAAATTGAGGATAAGAAAAACTTCCAGTTGCATTATGTGGTGCTGTTCCAGCTGCTCTTGTTGACGCTGAACCATCGTCAATATCAAAACTCATAATGCCCGTCACAGATGCACCTTGTAACAACGCTCTTTGTTTTGCGAGATTGGTACATACTTCGTGTAAAGATTCGGTATTGGAATGAGAGGTATTTGCTGCCCCTCTCAAAAAAGGAACAAACTCTGCTTTCAACAAATCTGCGAGTTGAATCTCATTTAAAATGTCAATCCTAGCAAAGACTATAGTAGCAGGAGATTCCGCTATTCGTTCAAGTACTTCTTGTTTTTTCTGTGCTACATCCATATTATATTTCTATCCTATTGGCCCTGAAAATGGTATTGGCGGTGTGCCTGGAATTACTCCAATGACTGTTGCTGATGCTGTATAAGTATTTAACGCAGTTGCAAATTTAGTTGCAAATAAACTAGCGGAAGGACTTGGTGCAGAAAGTAAATCTGTCAAATCTGCTATTAACCCCGATAACCCCGCTGCTGTTATTATTGAGTTCTGAAAAAGAGAAATATAAGTTTGTAAACACGAATCAAACGCTTTTGCTATCTTCTGGGCTGTAGCCGCTCCTGCGGGACTTATTGAAGAGAGTATATTTCCTAAATCCGTACCAAGAGCAATACTTCCAGGCATTGCAATAGTCGAACCCGCTCCCGCATTAATTCCTGGCGTAACAAAATTTAAATAAGCTGTAGCTGTCTTAATCCCCACAAGTGGAGGAGCAGGATTTCCTGACGGCCCCTTTTCATAAATTCCAATTAACTCTGATTGTAATGTTGGCATTATTAATGGCATAGTTTCACGCTGCTAAAAATACTTTTTTTGATACTGTAGAAATAAGTTGACCCGCAAATTCTGGTGATAGTGGCCCTGTTGGCCCATTCGGACTTGGATGTGTGTGTTTAGAAAATAGTTTCAAAAATGTTGTTCCTAACATCGCTGGTTCTGTTGCACCTGTTCCTCCGAGTGCAATTACAGCACCGTCAATTATAGTAGGACTTGAAGAAGATCCAACAATTGTTGAAGTAGTTCCAATCATACTTGCTACCAGACCAGCTAACTGTGTTATATTACCGATTGGTGCGGATGTGGTAACTCCTGCGACTCCAAGAACAGAATTAATGAGTATGTCTCCTGTTGGTAATATATGAGTATGACCAAACGCACCCAGCAACCCAACATTCAAACTTATTCCGCCACTTAGTGGGATTAGACCGATTGATTCTAACCCAATCATACCATTGATTGCAGTTATCTTTTTTCCAAATATGTTTCCAAAAATATAATCTTTATTGACAATTGTCTCTTCTGAATTTCCTGAGATAATTTGTTGTATCGGGCCACCAGAAATTATATTTGTTGCTCCAAGACCAGAACTTAAAGTTACCTTACCGGCAGATAAACCATATTCACCACCCACATTTAAATTGAAATTTCCTCTCACTCTATCTTCAGCAGCATCATCCTCACGAATAATACTGTTTCCTCCACTGAGTATCAGATCTGACCCAGCGTCCAATATTACATTTTTACCACTAATGTAGGTATTTTGTGATGAATTTATAACTATATTTTGTGGAGAAGAAATGGTAACCGATAAACCAGACACAAGTGACATTTTTCCTCTGGACTCTAGAGAATAATCACCACCTACAGCTTTTACTTCTTCACCACTTATAATAGATTTATAACTTCCAGTTACTATATTAAAACGACTTGCGTGTGTTTTATCAACTCTCATTCCCTTTGGGTGAAACTCTGTGAAAGTTCCTGACCTATGATACCAATGTAATCTTTCCTTGCCAGGCGTATCATCTTGTTCTATTAGATGGCCACTTTCTGATTCATACACATGATTGTAAGGATATATTGCTGCATAAGCAGTATCTGGTTGAGCAATATTCTTTATTGTACCTGTGGATGATCTTAAACTATTAAAATCTTTTTCTGACAAATAATTTTTAGTTCCAACTTTGACTTTTGTCGCATCTGTTGAATCGGCAATTGATAAATTTTCTGGAATAAGAACATCGGATAGTGACAATGCCGGTATCCTAACATCCACAGAACCAGATTCTTTAATGACAGATTTTTTAGTTGAGACAATTCCTACAGTATCGATATTAGAAGTTGAATCATTTTTCCCACGAGCATACCTAGAAGTTGTTGGTACATCTATTTCTCTTGGATAAAGTGAACCTCCTGGCTCATTTTTTCTTTGGAGATTACTATAATCAGTAATTACTGCCTCAGCACCAGCCGGTGTTTCAATACCTTTTGGTGGAAATGGAAATGAATCAAGAGATTGGCCGGACACACCTTTTTTACCCTCTCCTAATTTACTTACTCCCTGTCTCTCAGATACTACAACATCTAATCGTGGGTCATTGAATCCTGTTCCTTGTTTCGCAAAATTCTCAGGAATGCCAGGAATAGTTCCCATCATTACTGGTTCTTGTGCAAGTTCTCCATCACGATAAAAACCCATCACCCATGTTCCCTCAACAGGCCCAACAGGAGCATGACCAACGTTAGTTTGACTTGCAGAAGTAACCGGCATCAATACCTGAGCCCAAGGCAAACTTGAAGTGGGAAGTTCTGTTTTATCTTCTGTGTGCCAACCTAGAATTCTAACTTTACATCTTCCAAGAAAAAGTGGGTCTTGACGGTCTTCGACAACTCCGTTCCACCAGATAAACCCATCTCTACCTTGAAAATAACTAGTATTCATTCCGTAACCTCATCTGTCAATTGGCCTGGTATTCTTTTCGAGAAAGAGTTCTTAATCAGTTCAACATCAGTTTGATATCCATCTGAAGTAATTATATGTCTTATCTTAGAGACAATATAAAATCCACTATAAAGTTGATGCCCAATTGGTATAGAACCTATCTCTGGATCGTCATCTGGAATCGTTGTTGGCAGTTCAAACCGAACCAAATCTCCAACGTGTCTTGATGAATTTCCAGGCACCGAAAAATTTACAACGATACTTCCAAATTCTTGTATTTGTGCTTGTCTTTGTAACAACCATTCTTCTACTTTGTTTGACCTCGCTCCTTGATCTTTAAATGTTGTTAGACTTACTCCAATGGAAGTTTTTGGAAAAATTTCAATTGCAGCTGCCCCTGTTCCAAAACTTTCGGGGCCGGGAGCTGCAAAATACTCATGGTCTCTAGTTGTGGTTGCTAGTTTAATAACTGTTTCATTTGAACCAACCAAATCGGAATTAGTGCTGACTAATTTATTTTGTTTGAAATCCTGAGCACTTATATCAGTTGCAATAAAATCATGAAATTTTCTATTCGTGTCGTCCGCCTGATTATCAGCTTCGGTTGATACTTGAGTAACTCCTGTTTCTTCATCCAATGTTTCGTTTAGTTTAGATGTAGCACGATGATAATCATATTTAATTTTGTCGTATTTCATTCTAATTGGGTCATATGCAATTAACGTGGAACCAAACAACCCTTGTTTTAAGTTTTCTAGTGTCTTGAATGAACTCATCACTTCAAACTTATCTACACCAAAATAATTAATATTCAATCCATTTTTTCGATTAGCTGCAACCTTTGGAGTGTACTGATACAAAGGAATATTGTCTTGACTCTTTTGTTTTTGTATCATTGTTTCTATCGATTCGTAGAAAAATCCTGTTCCAAGTTTTTCGTAAAACACAAACAATGAACCCAATGCTCTAGGAGTTGGATTTGCTGTAGCATTAGTTTGGTCTTGTGGTGTATCATCGTTTGACAAAGAACGAGAGGCGCAAAAATTAATAGCTTGTAAAGGTGACCAATTCGGAACAATCACATTTTGTGGTGTCGATGTTTCTTCGATGTAAATATTTTTTCTCAAATCCGTTGTTATTTTAGAATTTATTTTTGTCATTACATCTTTTACAATAAAAGAATATTTGCTTCCACCATAACCCTTACTTACTTTCATTTTGGAACTAAACACATATTCTTCACTCACGAAAAATAATTCATAACTTTTTGTTTTATTTTCTATGAGAGTTTCTTTACAATCATAAATTTTAAATCTTTGTTTTACCGCCTCTTCAGCAACAGTTCGTGAATCTCTTGTTGTGGTATTTGCTGTTAATTGTGTGCCCGAACCGCCTGGAGTCAAAAAAGATAGTTGTAATATTTCATCGCCAATCAGTGGAATCATTTCTGCTAATCCCGAATTATCCAACATCGTCAATGAACCTTTTAGCACATTAGAAAAAAGGTCTTCAAAAATATTCAATTCCGTCAACCGGCCAGGAATGTTTAGAGGAATTGCTGCAACTCCCGATGGAGAATGAACAGAACATTCCAATAGATGAAAATCTCCCTCTTCTCTAGGTAAATCATATTCCGCGGCAGTGGTGGGATTAGTTAACGCTTTATCTATTTGTGTATCGGCCATATTATTATGATTTCAATGAACGTTTTACTTGATAATCTATGTCTTGTACGAAAGCGGGGTTGATTAATCTTATTTCTCTCTTAGCATCATTTAACTCATCCTCGTATTCATAGTCTGTCAATGTTGACCTATCACCTTCACCAAGTGCGTTGTAAGTTGTAACATCGACTGCAAATTTAACTTCTGGAACTCTTTCCTTTAATTCTGTTCTTGGAACTTCTGCACGAATAATCTGATAATAAGTTTTTATTCCCGATAACGCACTAGCCACACTGCCATATTTATTTCCAATAAATTTCTCAAATATTTGTGAACTGAGAGGCCAATCAAAGTTTGGATCATGGATATCATTCACTAACATTATTAGATAAGCATATCCTATAGTTCCATATTGTTCGTTAGAGACAATATCAGGCCGTTCTCCTTCTTTAACAAAGTAAGGATAGTAACTCGATATATCTTCAAGAGCGGATGGTTTGAACTTAACACGTTTCATTATGTTAGTCACACTAAGGAAACTGTTCTTTCCTGTTCCGTTTATATCATAACCAACTCTTGGTATATTTCTAAAATAGTTTGCCATTTATGTTTTTCCTAATTAGTGACGACCATATTTCGATTGGGTGGCCCACCAGTGGTGGCCAACCCCAAACCCCTCGCGATATCCATTTCTTGTTTGGCCGATTGCGCTTGAAGAACCACTGCAGCTGCTTGAGCTCTGGCAGCTCCAGTTATTGCATCTCCACTTACTTGGAGTTCTATCTCTTGAAAAGTCAGATTTAAATCTATTTGAACTGGAGAACCATCGGAATGAAATCCTACCAAAGATTGAGGATCATAGTTCACTGACATATCCTTAATAACCGATGTTCCAATCGTAAATAAATATGGATTTTCCCCCGCTCCATTAAAGAATTTAATTTTGTGGTGTCTAGGAGCTTTGAAAAAAGATGAGTTCAATAAATTGTTGCTGTTATCATTGCTCAATTTAGGCAATGTTCCGTTTTTAAACTCCGATATAATATCTTTCACCAAATCCGATTCAGATTCATTTTTCGGAAAAAATTTAAATGCAAAAGAATGATCCCTAAATGACCCAGGCCCTTTATACAAAAGAGCCATATGATTATTTGGAGCTTTTCCCATTGCAGACATAAATCCACCCTTATCTAACCCACTCACGATAGCGGTAGTTGTTTTTTCTCCAACCGCACGAAGTGCCTTCCCAATTTGGCCAAAACTCAGGCCTATTTCGCCCATTGCCGCAGTTGTCGCAGCACCATCTTTACTAGAATAATCTCCAGTAAATTTCGTAGTCAATGCAGCAGGTGGTATATATAATCCTATAGAAGATAACATCGAATCTTCGTTAGTTGAAATTGCGCTTTTCGATTCATAAGAATTGATCATCATATAGTGTTTTCCCCCATTACGAACATCAGCTCCATCAGATGATATTGATGGTGGATAGTTAAAATATTTCGCTGCCATATAATGTACTCCTACATATTGATATGAGAAAAAGATACAAGGGAAAATTCAAAATATTAAACCCAAAAAAGTATATGGGAAACCCTACTAACATTATTTATAGAAGTTTAATGGAACTTCGTTTCATGAGAGAGTGTGATAGAAACGATAAGATACTCCAATGGAGCAGTGAAGAAGTAATAATCCCCTACATTTCCCCCATAGACAACAAGAGACACCGATATTTCCCCGATTTTCTCATTCAGACAGTCAAGGAATGGGTGCTCATTGAAGTCAAACCTCAAATCCAAACCAAACCACCTAAGAAAATCCTTATAGAAAAAGTGACACTCAAGAAGAAGAGAAGATATGTAAAAGCAGTTGAGACTTGGTTAGTCAATGAAGCCAAGTGGGAAGCTGCAAAGAAAGTTTGTAAATCAAAGGGGTGGAAGTGGTCTATAATGACAGAGAAACAATTACAGCCAGAAAAGTGAATAAATACTTATACTAACAAAAATATCAAGGATAAAAAATAATATGTCATTATTAGACACATTAACAAAAGCAGTATCTAAAGGCGAAGTTAAAAGTAGAGTAAAACGTTCCGCTCAGTGGTTCCGCGAAAAACTACAAGGACTTGAGGGAGAAGCACGAAATAGATTTTCTTCAACTAATCCAGACAAGTTTTATAGGGAATCTCCAAACAAGGTATCTCCGATGAATCTCAAAAGAAAAGCAGAATTCGGAGACTTATTTTGTTATCATTATGACCCAAAATATAAAAAAACTTTACCTTACTATGATGCGTTTCCGTTGATTATGTTGATTGGTTCAGACAAAGATACGTTTCTAGGTTGTAACTTTCACTATTTGAATCCTAGATTCCGTGCTATTTTATTGGACAAATTGACCGCTAAAATTGGAGATGGGTTGCCCAAATGGAACAAGTTATCAAAAATAAAAGAAATTGCACCTACTATACACCGATATCGGTTTGACCATGTTGATAAAAAAGTTATTCAGATAGAAGAAGATGAAAAAGAAATAGCAATATTTCTACCACTAGAAAGATTTAAAAAATCCTCCAAATCAGCAGTTTGGGGAGACAGTAAAGGGAGAATGGGATAATATGGCAAATGGATTTTATAGTGTATCAGATTTTACAGCAAACATAAGTAAAAGAGGATTGGCGAGTGCTAATAAATTTGAAGTGTATATTCATATTCCTTCTAACGCAGGAAACACGAGCGGAGCTCTTCCTCCAGTTGTAGCACATAGACATGAGGAATTAGAATTGATGTGTGATACTGCAACAATCGCAGGAAAAACAATTCAAACTTCACCCGAAATACAATATGGTCTTCGTAGAGAAGTAGCATATGGAGCTCCTACGTTTGATGCTCTAACTCTAACATTTTATTGTTCAGAAGAATTAGAAGAGAAAAAAATATTAGATAGATGGCAGAACAAAGTAGTAAAAACTGGTGGAGATAATCCAAGTTTCAATATTGGATATTATGATGATTACGCAAAATTCTCAAAAATTGAAGTTATGAAACTGAGTATGTCAGGAGAGGTGGTTTTTAAATACCAATACTTAGAAGTTTATCCGAAAACAATAACATCGATTGATTTATCTCATGGTACATCTTCCGGCCCGGTAAAAATATCAGCAACATTTAATTATTCACGTTGGAAAGACATAACATAACCTTAATTATTAACCGTCATGAAAGGAACTTACTATGGCATTACCTAAACTGAACGTTCCAGTATATGAAACGATATTACCTTCAACTGATAAGGTTGTAAAATATAGACCTTTTTTAGTAAAGGAAGAAAAAATATTATTGACCGCAATGGAATCGGAAGACAATACGATTGTTACTAATGCAGTAAAACAAATACTTAAAAATTGTATTCAGGGAAAATTGAATATAAATGAACTACCAACATTCGATATCGAATATTTGTTCTTGAGACTGAGAGCTAAATCGGTAGGAGAAAAAATAACAGTTGGATTGAAACCATTTCCTTGTGCTCAAAATGACGGAAAACTTTGTGAAAAATCAACTGAAGTAGAAATTAATTTAGAAGAAGTAAAGGTAAAAAAAGATAAATCTCATTCTTCAAAAATAATGATATCTGATGATATTGGAATTAAGATGTCGTATCCAGATATTAGTATTTTAAATCGGGATCGAAGTGAGAAAATATCAGAAACAGATGCTGGAATGAATGTTGTAAAAAATTGTATCAATATGATTTTTACAGCAGAAGAAACTCACGAAAGAGATTCATTTACAGAAGAAGAGTTGGATGATTTTATAGACAGTTTAAGTTCTACACAATTTCAAAAAATAAAAGAATTCTTCGATACTATACCCAAACTAAGTCATACTGTGAAATATAGTTGTAATACTTGTGGAGAAGAAAAAGAAACAACGATAGAAGGACTTAACTCTTTTTTCGGATAAGCCTAAGTCACAACTCACTTGAGAATTATTATACAAGTAATTTTGCTATGATACAACACCATAAGTGGAGTTTGACGGAAATCGAGGATATGATGCCCTACGAAAGAGATATTTATTTTGCTATGTTACAAAGTTGGA